AAACAGCGGAAAAGGAAACGAGTGGTATGGATATAATATCCAAAAAGTATCTGAAGTAACTGATGCGAATCTCTACAAAAGGGCAAAAACGTTTTACGAAAGTTGCCGTAGAGCTGATCAATCTAACGGAAAAGGTTCAGCAGAATCTGGAACAGAAGCACCTTATTAAAGGTCTTCTTTACAGAGGAGTGGGGCGGTAGCGGGAGACTTAAGCCGCCCCTCTTAATTTATGAGCGCAGAACAATTTAGAAAGATATTTGTAGGGCTAGAAGAAAGATTTGGTTATCATATAGCCAATTACGAAGAAGGCAATGGTAAAAAATCAGGGACTTCAAAAACTTCTAACTATCCTCATACTATTGAAATGTGGCAAGCGCATCTTGATGGTAAAAAATTTAAAGTTAAAACAAATAAAGGTTTTATTGAAGCAGATAGTTTAGGTTTATGTCCCATAAATAACAATAGTAAATGCACGTGGGGTGCTATTGATTTAGATAACTACAAACCCTCCATACCAGAATTATTTAAAAAATTAAAAAGCTTAAATGTTCCGGCTATTCCTTTCAAATCAAAAAGCGGAGGTATTCATCTTTATATTTTTTTAACTGAGGAAGTACCCGCTTTACTCATGAGAGAAAAACTTCACTCCATTAAAAATATCTTTGGAGTAGAACAACCAGATAAAATTTTTCCAGTTCAAAAATATTTAAATTTAGAAAAAGGCTCGGCAGGTAGTTGGATTAATCTTCCATATCATAATGCTAAAAACACTCAAAGATACATGATTAAAGAAGATGGAAGCAAGGCTACATTAGAAGAATTTTTTGAAGCATACGAAAAAAACAAAATTACTCCAAGCCAACTAAGAAAATTAAAATCAAATATAGATGAAGGTGAAACAGGAGATTGGTTCAAAAATGGTCCTCCGTGCATGCAGGCACTTGCTAAGTTTGGAGTAGAAAAAAAAGCAAGAAATGAAACTTTATTGGACATGACTCGTTATATTAAAATGAGATATCCTGAAAACTGGAAAGATAAAGTAGGAGAATATAATAAGAAAATTTTTATACCTCCAATGGGTTATGATGAAGTAAAAAATCTTATTGGATCAAGAGATAAAAAAGATTACCAGTATAGATGTGATAAAGACTGGTTAAAACCGCATTGTGATAGAGATAAATGTATTTTAAGAAAATTTGGTGTGGGAGGAGCAGCCACTAATGAAGTAGTTTTAGGTCCTTTGTCTTATGTTAAATCTACACCTGTAATTTGGTACCTAGGTTTTAATGGAGAAGAAGTGAGACTTAACTCTAAAGAAATAGTTAAACAAGATCTAGCAAGAGAAGCAGCAACAGATCAAATCAAAAAAACCCCACCGAAAACCAAAAATTGGGATGAACAAATTAGGGCTCTTCAAGTTAAAGCAACTCCCATTGATGCTCCTGAAGAAAGTCAACCTATTCTTAGATTGAAGGCATATCTAGAAACTTTTTGTTTTAATTTAAGACAAACTACTAAAAAGAAACAGTTATTATTTAATAGACCCTATCATGAAGATGGAAAAGTTAGGTTTATATTTGAAGGATTTTTTAAATATTTAAAAACTAACGATTGGAATATAGGAGAAGATCTTACCCATCAAATGTTGAAAAAAATGAAAGCTTTAAGTAGAGAAAAGTTTCATATTGAAAAAAATAACAAAAAATGGGTTTATGTTTTAGATGAAAAATTATTTAAAAAAGAAGAAATAGAGCCAGAACAAGACCACATAGATTTTGGTCAAGATACAGAGGTTCCTTATTAATGTATCCGTTTGACAAAAAAAGATATAAAATAATTGGGGGACCTGGTTGTGGTAAAACTACTAAAGTTATAGATATTTTAGCTGAACACTTTAAAAAAGGTTTACAACCAAGTGAAATACTAATGGTGGGCTTTGCCAACGCAACTGTTACAACATTACAAGAAAGAACACAAGCTAAATTTGAGTTAACTGACAACCAGATTAAAAGTATTATAACTCTTCATAAGTACGGAAAAAATATGGCGTGCAAAGAATTTGATGTTTTTAATAGTAAAGCTAAACGTGAATTTGTTAAAAAATTAAAAACAGATTCTGATAATTGGGTACTATTAGATACAGAAAAAGACAAGATTGATCAAGAAGGTGCTGCATGGGATGAGAGAACAGATAAAAAATTTGCTACAATTTTTAACTTAATTAATCGCGCTAGACATGACATGAATAAAACTTTAGAACAAATTTTAAAATTTTATTCAAATACTGATGATTTTACTTTTTTAAAAGTAAGGAGAAGCGAAATTAAATATTGTTTTAACAATTTAAATCTTTATAAAAAAGTAAACCAGCTGGTTGATTTTGAAGATATGTTGGAATATGCTCTCAAACCAAATATTCATTTCCCTAAGTACAAAGTTGTTATCTTAGATGAAGCTCAAGATTTAACACGTCTTGAATGGAAAGTTATTGCTAAACTTGGCAAAAAAACAGAAAAGCTATATTTGGTTGGAGATGACGATCAAGGAATATATGGTTGGAAAGGATCTAAGATTAGAATTTTCCACAAATGGCCATGCCAAGAGGGTAATACGGAGTTTCTTAAATACACACATAGACTGCCCACAAAAATATATGATCTTGCACAAAGCATTATTCAAGATATAGCACCAGAGCATAGAATAGGTGGTTTAAAAAGGGAAAATTATTTCCCATGTCCAGAAAAATGTTGCAACAAAGAAAATTTTTTAGGGGTCCTCGAAACACTTCATGATTTAGAAGAGTTAACTGAGGTCATTAAATTTGACTCTAGTGCAATTTTATGCGCAAGAGATTGGCGTAATTGCAGACAGTATGCCAAACATTTAAAAGATAGAGGTATTATTTGGAAAGAAAAAAATAAACTACGAGAAAGAGAAGGTGGATTTAGGCCCAGTTTTCCTACTAAAGAAAGAAATATAGTAGAAAACTGGAATAAATTAAAAACTGGAGATGGTCTTGTTGGGAAAGAAGTAAGAGCTTTGATTACACATCTAAATCCTGGACTTGTTCAAAGAGGTAAAAAATCAGCACTAATAGATCCAAACACTTGTCCAGATGAATTTAATGACCCTGAAGCCCGATTTACTTTTAAAGATTTAAGTGAAAAGTATTATGTACTAGCCAATATAAATAAATCATGGTTTGATGTGTTTAGATTTACCACAACACGTAAACAGAACACATCACAACCCAATGCTTTATTTGAAGATAACGATGACTTTAATAATTATTTAAAAAATTGTTATGAAAATGACCCCACTTTAAATAAATCAGATATTATTTTGTCAACTATACATGCAGTGAAAGGAATGGAAAGAAAAAAAGTTGTTATCTGTAACGATTGGGGTTTTTCTCTTCGAAATTATTATAGTGGTTTGATAGAAAAAGAAGAGGAAGAATTGAGAACTTGTTATGTGGGAGTTACAAGGGCTCAAGAAGAACTATATATTTTAAACACTGGCAGACAAAAAAATAAATTTCCATATTTAATACTATGAACGAATATAATTTTCACAAAGAATGGCGCCCAGATTGGGGTGAAATTGAAAACCCTATTAATAATGATAGAAGAATAGACAACAATGAAAAGGATAAAAAAGATGAGCGCATATAAAAAACAAATTGGAGGATCTCATTATCGAAATTTTCGTATCCAACCCAGCAAATTTATAAATGACAATAAGTTGCTTTTCTCAGAGGGGAATGCTATAAAATATATCTGTAGACATTCTGCAAAAAATGGAAAGCAAGACTTGGAAAAAGCAAAACATTATATTGATATGATAATAGAAAGAGATTATTCGTAATGCAAAAACCTTTGTTTAAAGCTCAAACTGAATGGGTTGAACCAGACGAATTTCCTGATTTATCTAAGTACGAGGAAATCGCAATTGATTTTGAAACTAAAGATCCGGATTTAAAAACTAAAGGATCAGCTTCTTGCCGAGGCATAGGAGACGTTGTAGGTATCGCAGTCGCCGTGTGTAACTGGTCAGGTTATTATCCGATTGCTCATGAAAATGGACCCAACATGAATCGTAAACAGGTTTTAAGTTGGTTTGAAGATGTTTTAAAAACATCCGCCTTGAAAATTTTTCACAATGCCATGTATGATGTATGTTGGATTCGTCGTTTAGGGCTCACAATCCACGGAACAATTGTTGACACAATGACCGTAGCGTCCTTAGTTAATGAAAATAGATTCCGCTATGATCTTAATTCCGTTGCTAAAGAATATACTGGATTAGGTAAAAATGAATCTGCTTTAAATATGGCAGCAAAAGAATGGGGAATAGATCCCAAAGCCGAAATGTATAAACTTCCCGCTATGTATGTTGGGGAGTATGCTGAAAAAGATGCAGAGATTACTTTAGCCTTATGGCAAGAGTTAAAAAAAGAAATAAACTATCAAGATTTACATTCAATAGTTTCTTTAGAGCAACAAGTGTTTCCATGTTTAGTGGATATGAAATGGAAAGGTGTGAGAATTAGTGAAGACCACGTTGGTATTTTAGAAAAAAAATTACAATTAACATACGATGCTTGTATTAAAAGAATTAAGGATGCTACAGGAATATCTCCTGAAATCTGGGCGGCTAAAAGCGTTGCAAAAGTATTTGATAAACTTGGAGTTAAGTATGATCTAACAGAGAAAACAGGTGCTCCATCTTTTACTAAAAACTCATTTTTAAGAAGTAAGAATAAAGTTGTTAAAAGTATTGCTAAGGCAAGACAAATGGATAAATTAAAAAATACATTTTTACATTCTCTTAGAAATTTTATGTATAACGGAAGGATTCACTCTGACATTCACCAATTAAGAGGTGACCAAGGTGGAACTGTGACAGGGAGATTAAGTTATTCTCATCCTAATTTACAACAAATTCCAAATTATACTGACGAAGGAACGGGAATACGATCTATCTTTATGCCTGAAGAAGGTTGCCAATGGGGTTGCTTTGATTACTCTCAGCAAGAACCAAGACTTGTAGTTCATTATGCTCTTCAGACTCCAGGGATAACAGGAATTGGAGACATTGTAGAACAATATAAACAAGGGGAAGCAGACTTTCATAGTATTGTTGCAGACATTGCTGATATTGATCGAACAGAAGCCAAAACAATTAATCTCGGTTTATTTTATGGAATGGGTCAAGCGAAACTACAGGCACAATTAGGTATTGATGATAATGATGCTGCAAAAGCACTTTTAAAAAAATATCACTCTGCAGCTCCTTTTATAAAACAACTTATTAAAAGTGTTATGGCTAGGGCCCAAAGAAAAGGACGAATTAGAACATTAGGTGGTAGATCTTGTAGGTTTGATATGTGGGAACCAAAACAATTTGGTATGCATAAACCTTTAACATTTGCGCAAGCGGAAACTGAAATCGGAATTGGTAATATGAAAAGAGCATTTACATATAAAGCTTTAAATAAATTAATTCAAGGATCAGCGGCAGATATGACAAAACAAGCAATGATTAATTTATATAAAGAAGGTATCACCCCCATGGTTCAGCTTCATGATGAATTAGATATCTCTGTTGAGAAGGGTAACGAAGGACAAGCAAAAAAAATAAAAGATATAATGGAACAAGCAATTAAACTTGAAATCCCAAATAAAGTAGACTATGAATCAGGGCCAGACTGGGGCAGCATTAATAAGCAAGAAGAAATTGACGAAAACTTCTTCTAATGAAGAGAATTAAAGAGCTTTTATAT